CAACCGACTTACCACATATAATGCACATTTCCAGTTTAACGACATGGAAAGGTCGTGTGTAAACTCTAGTTCTGATTACAGCAACCGCACGACAAATTCAACTCAACGTTTTCCTTCCCTTTCACGTTTTTGGGTTTCTTCAGTTTCGAGAAACTACTCTCGACACCGAGTACTTTGTACTGGAGCATCCTTTGTGGTACGAGTTGACCGTAGTCGAACAAGTCCGGGTGTGTATTCGTGAACTCAACAAACATACGCTCGAAGAATCGGAATTTCTCATCTACCCAGCAGTAATTCTGCATGTGCGAAATAAGCGCGCCGGAGAGATTCTCGACGGAAGTGGCGCTCAAATGCTTGACACACTTACTAAACCGCTGTGGTACAAATGTTAATACTCCGTTTTCTTCAAAGAACTGACTGCTGAAGAATTCACTCCCTTCAAAAGAATCAATTTCTTTCACTGTCGTCTCAAAGCCTAACTCTCGTGCTAATTCATTATAACGCACAACTGTCAGATTTTTTGGTGCGCTTCGAAGGACATCGTCTCCTCCCGCTACCATAGGCAAATTGATTATCTCATCATCTGTCATGCCAGCGCGGATGAAGATTAAAACATCCAAAAGATCCTGCGCAACCGAGTTGCAAAAAATGGTCAAAAACCAACCAGATTTCATGATACCATCTCGCTTAGTCGCGTAAACCTTACCATTCGAACACCGGAAAGCCTTCGCCTTCTTCACACTCTGAAATTCTTTTTCAACTTCGAGCGAATACTCAATCATTTCTTCGGGTGTCACGTCGACTCCGGCAACCGCTAATTCCTTAACGATTTCCTGAATTGCGTCGTAAAACCACGCGTAGAAGCTGTAATCCCAGGTGGGCTTGTCACTCTCCCATTTCTTCCCAGGCCCTAGAGTTTTTCTCAAATGCTCTATATGGCCCGCTTGCAACGGGTTGAATGCATACTTTACTGGTGACTTACGCCATTGGGTAAGTGTTCGC